TTGAAGAGCGTATTGAAAAGATTATATTTGAGGAGATATCAGATTTTGCTCAAGTATATGATAAATGTTTATCAACTGAGATTCTTTCTATTGAGATACAAAAGAGAGATGATATTTCTGAGGAAGAATATAAGAGTGCTTCACAACTATTAGAAACTCTTAGTGAACCTTCTAGTCATGATCAGTGGTTGTTAGATACAACAGAGGTTTGGTGTCGTGATCGTGCTATATATTTGGCACTCATGGAATCGATTTCTATTGCCGATGGAAAAGATGACAAAAAAGGAAGGGATGCTATTCCTAGCATTCTCTCTGACGCTCTGGCTGTTTCTTTCGATAATCATATAGGTCATGATTACCTAGAAGACTATGAAGCAAGATACGAATCATATCATAAAAAAGATGAAAAGATTCCTTTTGACTTAGAATTCTTTAATCGTATCACAAAGGGTGGTCTCCCTAACAAAACTCTTAATGTTGCTCTCGCAGGTACTGGTGTGGGTAAGTCTTTGTTTATGTGTCATTTTGCTAGTAGTTGTTTATTACAAGGTAAGAATGTTCTTTACATAACCTTAGAGATGGCAGAAGAAAAGATTGCAGAAAGAATAGATGCTAACCTATTAGATGTTAATATAAAAGATATTACTGATCTTCCTCGTGTATTGTTTGAAAATAAAGTAACTAAGTTAGCAGGAAGAACACAAGGACAACTTATTATCAAAGAATATCCTACAGCATCTGCACATTCTGGTCACTTTAAAGCGTTACTTAATGAACTAGCGTTGAAGAAATCATTTAGACCTGATATAATATTTGTAGATTACCTAAACATATGTGCTTCATCCAGATACAGAGGAACAATAGGTGTTAATTCGTATTCATATATTAAAGCAATTGCTGAAGAACTTAGAGGTTTGGCAGTCGAAACAAATGTACCGATTGTCAGTGCTACTCAAACTACTCGTGCTGGTTTTGGCTCTAGCGATGTTGACATTACCGACACATCTGAGTCTTTCGGACTCCCTGCTACTGCTGATCTTATGTTCGCTCTCATTTCTACTGAGGAATTGGAACTAGTTAATCAGATAATGGTTAAGCAATTGAAGAATAGATACAATGATCCTACTCTTAACAAGAGATTCCTTGTAGGAATTGATCGTGCTAAGATGAGATTGTTTGATTGTGAGCAAGATAATAATGGTGAATTAGTAGATGCTAATCAAGAAGTTCTAGAAAAACTTAAAGAGGATAGCACCTCTGATAAATTTGCTAAACTAAAATTCCAATGATTAAATCTGCAGATAAAATTTGGGAAGAGGTTGGTGAGATAAACAATCTTGAGTTTGAATATCATTACCTAGGAGAAGATCAAGATATACCTGTGTTAATTGCTAAGGATGTCTTTAAATATCCTGATAAAGTAGTTGAGTTTGCTAACACACTTCCTTTTTGGGAAACTAGAAACATGATTGGAGATGAGATAATCCGACCAGGATTGACTTATGAGGTATCTCCATTACTTTCTTATCAATTTACTCATAGATTATCCAGACGAGTTGGTAAAATATTTGGTGTTCCTAAACCTAAAATTTTTGATGTGTATGCATCTGCAACTGGTGGTAAAATGACACTCTGCCAAAGTGGAGGTCTTTGTTGCTATCCTCATACCGATGCTAACCCTGCTGATTCAGCACAAGATACTCAAAATGTTGCGTTGAATATAAATTTAACAAATTATGGTGCAGTTAAGACTGGATTTTGGTCTTTTATGAACAAGAAAAGTTTGTTAGATTTTAATATGGATGAGTTAAATGCCTTTAATAATTTTCAACATAGGCATACAGACATTGCTTCTTCATCATGGTTTCAAATGAGAGACTATGAAGACTTTAAATACGAAGATGCAGTAACCATGCCTTATAATAGTCTTGCAGCATACTCCGTTTATAATTTACACAACCCATACATAGAACCTGATTGGTTTAATATTTCTGATAGGTTGACTTTGACAGTTTTTTATGGTATACTACCAGAGGATCTGGATTTTCCTGACGGAGATCTTGAATTTGTCAAAGCGTCTTGGGATTTCTTTAGACTAACGACGCTACATAATTATAATCCCGAACATACAAGACCCTTATAGTCATGCCAACACATTCTAGTGCTATTTCTGACAACGATTTTACACAAGGTCAGAAACCAGTAGCAACCCCTCCAAGAAAACCAAGACCAAAAGAATTTTGGGAAGCGGAACCAGAAGATGCAGAGGTACAAGGATGGAAAGATGATCCTAACGACCCTACTGGTCCACAGATAGGAAGCATTGCTAATCCTACAAGTCCTGCACCTAAAGCAACTCCACCAAAACCATTTGCAGAAACAAAAGCAAAGGTAACTATCACTCCTGACGCAGTGACAGCAACAAAAACTAATGCTAAGTGGACAGAATATACTAACTTTGTAGACGCTGTTACTAGTGATGAGTCTAAAATTGCATCACAATTTATTGCTCGCACTGCACAATTACAAGCAGAAGGATGCAAAATTGAGCGTTTATTAACTGCTGGTATTGGTATTAGTGCTGAAGGTGGTGAATTTTTAGAGATTGTTAAGAAGATTGCATTCCAAGGTAAACCTTATGATGCAGCAAGTATTAATCATCTAAAGGTAGAACTTGGTGATGTATTATGGTATGTTGCTCAAGCATGTATGGCATTAGATGTATCTCTTGATGAAATTATCGGACAAAACATTGATAAATTGTCTGCTAGGTATCCTGATGGACACTTTGATTCATACTTCTCAGAGAACAGACGGATAGACGACCTCTAAATACTTAGAAAGTATTAGGAAAAATGCCCACTTACTTACAAGGTGGCGAACAAACTACCGTCAACTCAACAATAACAGAATTATTTCCTGCAATCGCCTTCAATAGTAAGAAAAAAATTACTACTGCTGAGGAGATGCAGGATTTTATTACTGAAGCAAAGTTGACTTCTCAGAATGCTAAGAAATCTTTTGTGAATGATAGTAATATTAAATCTGCTGAAAAGTATATAACATTGATGGATAGTATTCGACCAACAATGAGAACTACTAAGTTAGAAAATGCTGTTGGAATAAAAAAATGGTTAGATGAATATAGTCATCAAAGATTAATTGAAAAAGTTGTCTGGGGATACAGAGAAAAACCACAAGGAGTTCCCGATAATCATGCAGGAGATATATTTGTATATTTTAAAGACAAAACAACCCTTCCAAAAATTTTAGGAGTCAGTTTAAAAGCAGGAACTGCACAATCTAAAGAACCAAAGATGAATTCTTATGTTGGTTCTAGTCTTAGGAAACCATGTTTTACAGATTACTTTCCAAAAGCATTACCAGAATTAAAAGACGAGTTGTGGGAAAAAGTATACTCTAAAGTTCCTAATCTTCCTAAGGAAGTTACTAAAGCAAACTATCTAACCTTAACAACTAACAGACAAACTCCTCATCCTATATTAAAAGAGAAAGTTTTGTTGATGTTTAAGTATGAAAAGAAAAAATTTGAGGACTTATATAAAGAAATGAATCTAGTTTGTAGAAATAAATTCATCTCAATGATCAATGATAATGGTAAAGGTTTAAACTTAACTAAACGATGGATAATGGAAGAGTTTAATTTGCCAAAAGATAATGCAGAGGTACCTCTAGTATTAGTCAAAGCAGTTGGTATAAAAGCAGAAGCTCAACTAGCATCTGTAAAAGATTTTCTTCCTGCAGTTAGTAAAGTTAAAGCATACTTGAGTGCAAATTCTGTTCAAGAGTGGTTTATTGATTTAAAGGGAGATAATAATCATAAATTAACACTACTAATGACGATAAGAAGTGACTCAGAATATAGAGAACAAAAACAAAAAGGTAAACTTGGTGCGTATACTATGCTAAAATTATTATATCGTGGTGCTAAGTGAAATTATATGTCTTATCATGATATTTTTCCGACTAGAATTTACAAATACAATCTAGATGTTACAGACTTGAAAGCATACATGCTTGATAGATATAATTCATACAAGGATCATTCTGTTAATGAAACTCCTAGTGGATGGAATTGTAATGTAAGAACTGAATATGATAGTGCCTTCCCTAAACATTTGAAAGAGTATTATAATACTGTTTTACGACAATTTAAGGAGGATATTGGTTTAAAACATAGACCATTTATAGATGAGATCTGGATGAATGCCTATGAAGAATCTCATTTCCAAGAACCTCACTCTCATTTACCAGGATTTTTTTCTGCAGTGCATTATATTTGTTATGATTCTAAGGTTCATAGTCCTACAGTATTTCTAAATCCTCAGATGGATGTATATTCTTTTATGTTTGATGATAGTTATATGGATGTTCAAAAGAATCATCATCTAAAAGAAAGTGATCAATTTGATGTTGTAGAGGGAGACTTAATAATTTTTCCATCACATTTAAAACATTTTGTTAATAAAAATAATACCAAAAATCTTCGTATGACTATATCATTCAATATAAATAAAATTGCAGAGGATACTAGAAGGGTGTTTGCTCAATAGCATGAAGAATTTTGCTCAATTTTTAACTGAAGCTCAGACTAACGCAGCAAAGCAAGCATCAAAGCTTGGTTTGACTGGGGATGGTCATGGTGCTTGGTTAGATCCTAACGGTAGAATCGTAGGTCGTACTATAGATGGTGAATTAGTTTTTAATAGTGGTCGCAAACCAGCACAAGAAACTGATCCTACTAGACCAGGTATGGCTGCTCGTGGTGTTGTTCCTGATCAAGGTCCACCTGCTGTGCCACAAGCACAACCAGAAGAAGAACCAGCAGAACAAGAACCAGTAGAAAAAACTCGTGGTACATTAACCATTGGTTTTGGAAGATTTAATCCACCTACTGCAGGTCATGAAAAACTTCTTAGTAAGATTGCAGACACAGCAGAAGAAGGAGAGTACACAATATATCCATCACACTCAGTAGATCCGCAAAAGAATCCACTCGACACCGAGGAAAAGGTTCTTTTCATGAAAAAATTATTCCCAGATCATACCAATAATATTGTATATGATCCTTCAGTTCGTACTATATTCGATGCGTTATCACAAGCCGACACACAAGGGTACTCCAGCATTAATATCGTTGTTGGTGCTGACAGACAGAAAGAGTTTGAGGGGATCGCAAACAAATACAATGGGCAACTCTATAATTTTGACGCGATTAATGTTATTTCCGCAGGGGAAAGGGATCCCGATTCTGAAGGTATCGAGGGCATGTCTGCTTCCAAACTACGAGCGTTAGCAGCAGACGGAGATTTTGAAGGATTTAAGAAAGGTTTACCTAAAGCTGCTAAAGGTATCGTAGCAAGAGAATTATTTAATACTGTACAAAAATCTATGGGTACTGCTGCCAAGACTGAGGGTGTAGAAATGTGGCAGATTGCTCCTAAACTTGCAGGAAATACGCTAAGAGAAATATATCTTGATAGAAAATTATTTGACATAGGAAGTCTAGTAGAAAATTTAAACCATGGCTTAATTGGTAGAATAGTTCGTAGAGGTGCAAACTATGTCATAGCAGTGACTAACGAAGGAATGATGTTTAAATCTTGGATAAAAGATTTGAGTGAATATGTAACTAAAAGACCTGTCTCTGGTGTTCCTGCATCTAAGAGAGGAGTGGGTACAGACTCATATCGTGCCTATGTACAACAACTAACTCCACTAGAGAAGGTTAAGTCGTTTATAAATAACTCTAAGAAGACAGCGTAAACTACTTTGAGAAAGCTTCGATGAGTAACATTGATGAAACCGCTAAGACACTAATACTGAATAGTATTCAGAATGTCTTTACAGAATCCGCAATCGAGGAACCGATTGTAGAGGAAACTCCTGCTGAAAAATTACGCAGAGAGGTTGCTGAAAAGATTGCTCATGATTTGCAAGAGAGAAAAGAAGCAACTAAGATGTATAAGTCTGGTGACGCTACAACTTCTGATGAAAAAGAATCAACAATTAAAGAGAAGAATATAAAGAATACTATTACAATCAATCCAACTATTGAAGAAGAGATTGCACAGTTGTCAGAAAAGCAAATGGTTGTTACTAATGCTGACAAGAAAGGTAATACACCAGCATACCAGAATTATAAGAAAGGTATGAAAAGTAAACTGACAGGTAAAGATTTATATGTAGCAGCAGATCATTTAAAAGATGAATTTGAGCATCATCAGAAAGATAAAGATGGTAATACAATACCACATGAAGATGAAATAGCACAGGAAAACTACGGTGCAATGAGAAATCCTGAGAAGTATAAACCAGATGATGAATCTGATAAACCATATAGTCAGAGATCAAAGGCAAACAGGATGAAAGATCCTAAGAGAGGAATCAACTCTCCAGCATTCAAAGAATTCATGCGAAAACAAGGCATGGAATCGTATAATCCTAAAGCAGCACTAACAGAGAGTACATGGTTAATGTACGAAAAAAAAAAAATTAGCTGAAGCAAAAGTAGATAAGGGTAGATCTGATTACGGTAAGGCATCTATAAGAAATTATAGAAGAATGGGTCCTGGTCATGGTGATCCTGGTATGTTTGATCCCAGTGGTAAGAGAGGAAAAACTATTGAGAAGCGTAGAGAAGAACACAAAGCAAGGAGAGGTGTAAAAGGAGCAAAGGTTCCAGCATATAAGAGAGAAGAATATATTCCAGAAGAAGGATATGATCATATCAAAGATCGTATCGCAATGGCAGGTGGTGATCCTAGTTCACCTAAAAAATCTGATGCAACCAAGTATCCACCTCAAAGATCAAAATCAAAAGGTAAAACTGTTTATCAAAAAGAAGCAGAAAAAAAATACGGTAAGGGTGTAACTGCACTAGATATTGTAAAGAAAAACATTACCGCCAAGCACGGTAAAGGTGCAATCATGGATACAAAGAAAAAATGAAAAAATTATCCAACTGGCGTGAAGAACACAGAGATGAGTATGGAGATCTCATAGGTGGTCCTAAAATCTCAAAGAAACAACTCAAGAAAAATCTTTCAAGTAATGAGAAAGATGAAAAAATTACAAGAAGTGAATCTACAAAATGTGGTAAAG